TGCCTCCTTTAGCGCCGTTTTCACGCGACCTTTCGGCTCGTTGCTCATACTTTACTCCATCCCTATCTAAGCTCGATTTAATGAAACCAAATGCAATAAATAAAGGGTTATTTGTTTCAGGTTTCTTGCCGCTGGTTTGATATTCAAATATCATTCGCATTAATTTACCGAGCTGTTCATCGGTTAAATGCTGAAGCGTGTCGTAAATATCGCTGTATAGTATAAATGATTTTCTCATAAAAAAAATGCCCTTTGATGGCTGCGGTCAGAGCGGCTCGGTTGTTACACTTCGCCTCGCAGCCCCCAAAGGGCTTCAAATGTTTTACACTCATTCAGGCTCTGACCTCTGAATGCTCAAATATACACAATTTATCTCAAATACTCTTCAATTATTTCAATGCACTCCATTAACCCAACGCCGAACACGGCCTTATAGCCTACCATGTTGAGGTGGTTCAGCATTGCGTGTTGCTCTTCGAGGTGCTGATCGGCGTAGAGCGTGCCATCCTTGCGCTGCGTTCGTTCGCCCTCCTTTTTGATTTCGATGTATAGCCCAGCGTAACCGTTCGATGGCTGGCAGATGAATAAGTCAGGATAGCCGCGATGGGGGTTCAATCCCTTGTGCGATTTAGCTTGCCCGATGCTCATCTTCACGCCAGCGCTGAAGTCGAAGCGCCATAGTACTTTAGGGTGCTTTAGCTTCATAAACTTCGCGATTGCAAAGTAGATATCTGATTCTTTAGCCTTTCTCATCGCGAATAAACTTTATCAATCATTCGTACCAGCTCGACCTTATTAAGGCGTTCAGCATCATCGTAGAGGTCAATAACGATGCAGCGGTTGTTCTGATAATCGTTGTAGAACTTCCGATATTTATAGTTCGACTCATAATAATCGAAACCGCAAGCCATGAGGTATGATGCCACGTTCTTATAGTTATGGTCGATGAACTCGCTCAGGTTGCCTAAGTCAGGTGCCGCGCTCATAATTGTTCGAAGTATTTACTTATTAACTGCTTCGCGTTCTCAATCTCGAGCGCATTGTGCCGGTATAGGTAGAGGTCGCTGAACTTACCAGACTGCTTGACCTTTGGCGGGATGCCGATGTAGTAAAAGTTCGCAGGGTTAAAGCCCATCAGCATCGAATACCATACCGCCTGAACGTGGTTGAGGTGCCGTATCATATCCTCGGCGAAGGCCTGCATCGTTGGCGCGCTTGTGGTTTTAACATCGGCAATAATACCCTCGCTTATCCAGCACAAGTCCATCATTCCCTTCGCCTCGCGCTCAATGCCGTTTACCTCAATGCTTCCGAGCTTTATGTATTCGTGCTCAGATTCATTAAATAGTCGCGCAAGCATCGGCAATTCGTTAATCGCTGTGTAAACATTGCGCACAGGTTCAGGCATCTTAATGAATGGCTGTTCGAGTAGGTCGAAGTGAAACGCAGCACCGGCATCGAGCGCGGCTTGTGCGTAGCTTATATCGCCTGTATAGTGGCGTTTGATACGGCTCGCGCTCGTTGCTGGGTGTTTGATATACTCTTCGCGTGTCATGGCTTCACTTCTTTGAATTGTTCGATTTGCTCAAGTGATATGAATATTTGCAGTTCGTGGCAGTACCTTGTGAAGAGTAACGGCTGGCCGTGCTCAACGATAAACTCACGCGGTATATTCCATGTCGAGAATTCATCAATGATGCGCACTGTATCAAAGCGCGTGGCCTCTGTGATTAGCTTATGATTTAGTCCATAGGCATTGCGCTTAATTAGCAAGTGCTTCATCCGGCTGCGCTTAACGATTAACGTGCGGCTGGTCATGTCGATGTCCCCGATGTATTTCGGCTTCGGGTTTAATTCGTTGTTGGCTAATTGAATCGATACGGTTAACCTCTGATTGTTGCGATTTACGATTATCCTATTGCCGCAAGTGTCCTCAATGTAGGCTGAGTTTTCGTTGATTTTCATCGTATTACTTGTGTTTTAGATTCGTAAAGTTCAATGCCATCGATGCTATCCACGCCGAGCTCCTTCATTGCTTTCGGAAGCCCGCCGATTAAATCTTCAGCGGTTAGGTTGCCAAATGCGAATTGAACAGAGAGCACCTTCAACCAGTCGACCTCGCCAATGGTTCGCGCCTTAATTGTGGTGCGCACGTTCTTAGTGTGATTCGTCTCAACGCTGGCTGTGTATAGATTGTCAGTGAAGTGAGCCATGATATCGCCTATTGATTGCGCCTGCCGCATTGATGCCTCTGCTTCGGCTTTCAACTTTGCCTCAGCCGCAGCCCGCTCAACTGCGAGCTTCTCATGGTAATCCACCATGCGCTGCTTTGCCGATTCGATAAACTCATTGAGCGGTGCGATGCTATCCTTTTCGAGCTTCATCAATTCCTTTTTGAAAGCATCGAGCGGCGTTGTTACTTCCTTGCGTGCTGCTTCGATTGCCTTAACGGCATCGCTTACTTCCTTAACAGCGACATTCATAGCCTCATAAGTTTGCTTATTATCAATGTCAAAAGCTATTAAAATAGGCGTACCAGAGCTGATAGGGCTATTTACTTTTTTAGAATATTTATCTATCGTAGCCTGCGCGTTTAATGTTTTAGGCGAATTAATCGCGATGTATATTTTCTCGATTGGTATTTGTACCTTTGTCAAAGTGTTCATGTTTGTTTCTATTAGTGTGAGAGGGGCGGCGCTTTACCGCCCCTTATTTATTTCAATTAATCCCAAGGTAAATCATTCGCCGCTTTCTGCCCAAAGATATCGTCAATGTCCGGCAGCTCTTCAATGTTTTGCGGCGGTTTATTGAACGCTGACCTTTGCTCGTTGCGGCTCATTGCGATGTATTCATCCGATTCTTTAATCTTATCCTGAATAAACTCGGGCAGCTTCGAGAATACTTCTTGATCGTGCGCGGTTGGCGTGTAGGTGAATGCCTCATTGATTGCTGCTGGGCATTCGTAGCCCTTCATCAGCGGCGCGAAGCTGATAATGTTTGCGTAGGTATTCTCGCCTTTCGTTACGTGAGCAATGTTAACCATGCACGTTTTACCGAGCATCTTGAATATGTCGAGCTTTGCCGCCTCGGCATCGCTTAACTTTTTACCCATCCATGCTGAAAGGTCGCGGCGTAGTAATGCCTTTTCATTCATCGAGAGCGTGTAAATGCTGCGCACGTAGTACGGCTGACTGCCTTTAGCTTCATCGAATACTGCAAGCTCGGTAGGTAGCTCGAATAGGAATTGAACTTTTCGCTTTTTACCGGGAAAGTTACCGCCCTGCTCAGTGGTTCCGAGGTCAATGATTTGATAGCAGCGTGCAGGGTAGCTGCCTTCGGGTGCGATTTGGCGATTCGATGAACCGCCGATTGGTGCTGTTAAAGCCATGATATAAATGTTTAATGGTTAAAGATTAAAGGTTATCGGATTCCATTGAGTGAATCAAATCGCGATTGATGCCATCGATTACGCTGGTAAACCTATCAATGTAATCAGCGCGAGATAGTGGCTCGAATAGTCGATGCTCGGCTGGTACGCCCTCGAATTGCTCGCGGTGAAACTTACGCGCCATATTTGCTGCGCCTGAATCGCAGCGTGTGTGAATGCCCTTTTGGCATCCGTGTGAAACGAGCAAGGTCATAACACCGCTGAGGTGATCGTAATGGTAGAACTCTGTGCGCTCGTAGTTTTGAAAAGTGGTACTTGTGTCCATGTGTATAAAGGTTTAAAAAATTACTTGATTACTTCGATTAGTTGGTAAGTGTCGGCATCAATTATGACGGCTGATACTTCAACGATTAGTGGGTACTGTGCTGCCTTTGCCTTTGCGATTGGAAGCTCTGAGAGGTCGGTGTTTGGAACCTCGAGTTCGTAAGCGATGAAATCGTTCATCGTCTCGTGCCAAATTAGGTTCATGCCTGACTTGGTAATTGCGGTAATTTGTGTGATTGTGTTCATTGTGTAAGTGTATAAAGGTTTGAAAGTTTAAGATGAAAGGGCGGTTGTTAGCCGCCCGTGGTGGTTAGTTGAATGACCAAGAAACAAGGGTTAAAATAGTTTCGTGCTGTTGATTGCCACGGTCTAAAATCCAATCGTTTAAATTTTTACGTTGCTCGTTTTCGCCTTTAAGCTCCCAGCAATATTCTCCGTTAGAGTATGCGTTGGTTGCGTCGATTGTTCTGCTAACTGTTTCGCCTGTTAGTTCGTCAATCATTTGTAGTGTTACTGTTCTCATGGTGTGAATGTTTAAGTGTGTGATTGTTTAACACTGCAAACATATAACCTTTATTTGAACCTGCAATACACGAACAAAGAAAAATGCAATTATTTTTTGAGATAATTTATAAAGTGCTGATTTACAACGCAATTATTTTGCGCGACCAATTGCGAATCCTGTAATGCCACCAAGTGCGAAAGCGAATGCGCGTGTCTCGTACCACTTCTTAGGCGGCTCGGGCACGATTATGTTATTCATGCCGGTAACGGTTACGTATGGGTTATCGATGCCAAGCCTTACAACCTTATCACGCTTACGCGATAGGAAGCCCTTACGCAACGTATCTCCGATTGCAACGGTATAACTTACAGGAATAATAATTGAGTCCAACTGAAGCCGTCCTAAGCGGTTAATTTGCCCACCTATCTCGAGCCACTTACCCGGCCGATGGAAGTATCGAGGCAATCTCATATGCGGAAAGCTGTCAATGTACACGGTCTCGCCGAGTTTAATCTCGGTCTTAATCTTGGTGCGGGTTTGGTACCTGATCACCACCTCAGGCTCACGCAGCTCGAGTGCTTGAATCCTTGCCCCTGCAATTGCCAGCTGCAACGATTGCGAGTACATCCATGTGCTGTCCTGATTAATGCGCACCACATACTCATTATTGAGCGAATCAAGATACATCGCATTGCTTTCAGCCTCGCCTAATGCCCCACAAGTACGCAGCAAAAGCAGCAAAAGGAATAGGCATATTGCCAATAGGCTAAGACTGGTTACGTTGCTTTGCTGCATTTTATCAGTTCGTTTAATCGTTTGAGGTAAGTGCTCTTATCGCGCAGCTCGTTGAGCAATATATCGCCCGCCACCTTAATCGGCATCGACTTCTCGGCTATGTAAACTGCCAGCACCTTCACAAGTCGCTCATCGCATTCGCAATCGGTGGCCGGTAGGTTGCTCATAATTGCCGTGTTGCTTTTTTGACTAACAGCCGAATTACATTGTCGAGTTTTTCAACGCTATCTTCGAGCATCTTCATAACGCCATCGCGCTCCTGATCGGTTGCCCATGTATGCTCGTTTATCATTTTCACCAAGCCACCAATCGATGTCAATGGCTGACGAAGTTCGTGCGATAGGGTGAACCTGAACTCTTCGAGCAGCATCTTTTGCCGTTCGTATTCGTGGTTGCTTATGGAAGTAACATCGACCAATTGAATGCCGATGAAGTGCAGCATATCGACAATCGCGTAAACATTCCACATATTGAAACGCTCCGAGCTTATCTTCTGTTTTGTCTTTGCGTATGCCCGAATCGGGTCGGGCGATTTGCTTTGCGCCTTGCGAATGGCTGCAAGCAGTTCATCGCGGTCGCTATCTTGCGCTGCGATGTCGAGGATATTGCCGGGCTTTATGTGGCTTGAATATTCGCGGAATAGGTCATTCGTTGTGACGATGTTACCATCCCTGTCGGTGATCACATAGAAGAGGTCAATTGATGACTCAAGGATGTGCAGCGATGCCATGCTGCAAAGATACGTTAAACCGAACGTAAATCCGCAATTAATGAACGCCATGCAGGCACACATCCGAGCGCATACTTGATGGTAAGCAGCATCGTGAAGGTGAGCACAATTCCATTTGCAAGTATATTGTAATTCATAGGCGTTGGCATTTCCGGCTCGTTTCTTACAGCGTGAGTTTTCGGGATGTAATACGTGGCGGATGGGAATAAAGATACATCACACGGCTGAATAGTGTCAAATGCAGTTAGCACTTTCGCCTTTGGCGGTTGCGCCATCACAGCGTGAAAGCTCTCACGATTCGCCTGGGCGAATGAGGTGTCGGCATTAGCAGCCTCCCAGCTCATCGTGTCAATGTTGAGCTTGCTGTGGCGCACTACTTTGATGGTATCTCTTCTAATCTGTTGCATCGCTTTTGGCTTTTGGGATATATCCTGCGGCTAATAGTGCTGCAATTATGGCTGTTAATGTCTCGGCTGTTATCACTTTGAAGATTAGCAAAAAGATGGACACCAAAATCATAAGCGAACCGATTGTGCCGCGCCAGTGCTTCACAATCACATCGAGTATTCGCCTTGGTTTGGTAGCCCTTTTCCGCATATCTAATATACGCACACGCCAGCGCGGCGTTGGGGCAAGATGCCGCTAAATATTACAGAGTGAGAAATATAGATTTGCCTCTTCGCGCCTGCGATTGGTCAGCCCTGAAAGCACCTTCCCGCCCGCCTTGTTCCAGCGAAGGAATTCATCGAGGATGCTTGGGTCTGCTGAGTTGGCTTTGGCTTTTTTCAGCAGCGTTGACTTAACCAACGCGCCAGTGCCTACGTTATATGCAAAGCACACAAGCGCATCGAACTGGCATTGGTTAAGGTTAGGTAGGTGTTTATTGACGGCTGCCTCGAATGGGTCAAGCGTAGATAGTAGCAATTGCGTTGCTTCCTTTTCGCCGCTGAGCTTTTCGCCGAGCATTACCTTCTTTCCATTCGGGTATCGTGTCGAGCCGTAGCCTATGGTCGGCACTCCGGCTGGGCATAGGTAGCTTGAGAGCCTCAATCCCTCGTACTTCTTAATCAGATTAA